GGGCTGGACTGGCGGCCCATGTCGCTGTCGCCGGCCGAAATGGATTTCCTTCAGGCGCGGCATGGCGCGGCGCGGGAGATCGCGCTGGCGCTGGGCGTGCCGCCCATGCTGATCGGCATTCCAGGAGATAATACGTATTCGAACTACAAGGAGGCGAACCTCGCCTTCTGGCGGATGACCGTCTTGCCGCTGGTGCAGAAGATGGCTGCCGCGCTGTCGGCCTGGCTGGATGTGCCGTTCGGGGCGGAGGTCGAGGTACGCGCGGACATTGACCGCGTCCCCGCCTTGTCGGCCGAGCGCGACGCACTCTGGGCGCGGCTCGAGGGCGCGAGCTTTGCGACCGGCGAAGAGAAACGAAAGCTTGCGGGGCTGCAGCCATGAAGCTCGACCGGAAAGTGACGGTAGGATTCCTCGTCGCCGTGCTGGTGCAGACCGGCGGGGCGCTGGTCTGGGCGGGCGCGGCAGCGGAGCGGATCTCGACGCTGGAAGACACGGTGCGCGATCGCCGCAGCGTGGTCGAGCGGCTGGCGCGTGTCGAGGAGGGCGTGGACCGGATGGAAAGCCAGCTGGACCGGATCGAGCGGCGATTGGAGGGCGCGGATGAGTAGGGGGGTGTTTCCTGGGGGGAGTCCGGTGGACCCCCACCTGTCCTCCCCCTTGCAGGGGGAGGAACGCCAACGGCATGTCGGGTCTGTTCTCCCCCCTGGAAGGGGGGAGTTAGAGGGGGGGCTTCGAACGCGGAGGCCAATCCTGATCGAAGGCTATGCCTCGCTGTTCGGCGTGCCGGATGCGAGCGGAGATGTCGTGCGGGCGGGCGCCTTTGCCCGCAGCCTGCAACGGGGCACGCAATTGCCCATGCTGTTGCAGCACAGGCCCGGCGCCATGGCCGGGCGTTGGGTACGGATGATCGAGGATGGGCGGGGGCTCTATGTGCGCGGTCTCGTCGAGGGTGTGGCGGCGCGGTCCCTGGTGGCGCAGGGGCTCAGCGGCCTCTCCATCGGGTTTCGCCCGCGCCTCTGGAATGCACGGCGCCCGGATGGGCGGGAACTGGTCGAGGTGGACCTTGTCGAAGTTTCCCTTGTGACCAGTCCGATGCAGGCACGGGCGCGGTTTTCCCTGCTGGGGGCGGAGGCAAAAGCGGCGTGACTGGGAAGCCCGCGCGCGTGCTTCGACCCCGGCCATCGCTGGGGCAGGCTTCGCTCAGCATGAGCGCTTTGAAAGTACGGAACTCATCCTGAGCGACGTCGAAGGATGATGGATTTGAGAGGAATGGAGACAACATGACCAAGGAAACCAAGATGGCGGGCGGCGGCGATACCGAACTGATGGCCGCCTTTGCCGCCTATACCGAGGCGAATGATGCCCGGCTTGCCGAGATCGAAGCCAAGGGCACAAGCGATCCGCTGACGGATGAGCGGCTGTCGCGCATTGACCGGCGGCTCGAAGCGCTGAGCCTGAAAATGGCCCGGCCGGAGGCAGGCGAGGGGAAGACGGCCGACGAGGATGCGCGTAGCGCAGCCTGGGGACGTTATTTGCGCAGCGGCGATGATAGTGGGCTGTCACGGCTCAACGTGAAGGCGCAGGAAGGGCCACGCGTCAAATCCCTGCCGGTGATGGAAGCGCGCGAGGGGGCGGGCCTGCCCTCGGTCTATGGCCGGATGCGGGTCGGCGGGCAGGTGATCTGGGCGGCCCGCTTCAAGGAGACGAAGACGACGCGGCGGGCGAGCAGCAAGGGTGGACCGAAGGTCACCGAGTATGATTATTCGGTCAGCTTTGCCGTGGCGCTAGGCGAGGGGCCGATCCTCGGCGTGCGGCGGGCCTGGGCGAATGGCGAGGCGTTTGACCTGTCGGGCGTGGTGCACCGGGTTTATCCGGGCGATGAGACGCAAGAGCCAGACCCGCTGATCGAGATGATCGAGGGCGAGGCACCGGCCTATCGCGGGACGGCCTATATCGTGTTTGAGGATCTGCCACTGGAGGCGTTTGGCAACCGGCTGCCGCAGCTCTCCGTCGAGGTCGAGCGCGTGCCGCCGGGCGGGTCTGAGCCGGGATTAGGCGATGTGGTGACGGGCGTGAACATCATCCCGGCCTCGGGCGAATTCGTCTATGCGACCGAGATTGTGCGGGAACAGAGGTTTCCGGGACATGAGCGCGCGTTGAATGCGTGGTCCGGCGAAGCGCGGGCAGATTTCCTTGTGTCGCTGGACCAGTTGGAAAGTGATCTGCCGAACGTGTCACGCGCGGCGCTGACGGTCGGTTGGTTCGGGACCAGTATCGAGGCGGGGGCGTGCGAAATCCATCCGGGCGTGGAAACGCGCGAGCGGGTAACGGTGCCCTATGCGTGGCAGGTGGCGGGTGTCGCGCGGGGCGATGCCTTTGTCATTTCCCGCGATGAGGACGGCCATCCGAATTATGGGGGCACGCCTGCGGATCGGTGCGTCATCGGCGCTATTCAGGAGATGAAAGCGCGGGGGCTGTCTGTCACGCTGTCACCCTTCCTGTTCATGGATAGCGAGGGCTTTCCCTGGCGCGGGCGGATCGGCGTGTCGACAGATGGCACCGCGGCGGCGCGCAGTGAGATTGATAGTTTCGTAAGTGGCGCGAACGGGTTCCGGCGCTTCATCCTGCATCATGCTGGGCTGGCCGCCGAGGCGGGCGGGGTCGAGGCGTTCCTGATCGGCAGCGAGATGGTGGGCCTCAGCCGCGTGCGGGATGCGACGGGCGCGTTTCCGTTCGTTGAGGCGCTGGTGGCGCTGGCGGCGGAGGTGAAGGCGATCCTTCCGGGGGCGGAGGTCTCTTACGGCGCGGACTGGACCGAGTATGGCGCCTATGTGCCGGGGGACGGATCGGGCGATGTCCTGTTTCCGATGGATGCGCTCTGGACGAGTGCGGATGTCGATTTCGTCGGCGTCGACTGGTATCCGCCGCTGGGGGATTGGCGTGATGGCGACGATCATCTCGATGCGCTGGCAGGATATGCCGCGGCGGATGATCCGGCCTATCTGACGTCCCAGATCGCGGGTGGGGAGGCGTATGACTGGTATTATGCGGATCAGGCTGCGCGCGATACGCAAGCGCGTACACCGATCAATGATACAGCGCATGGCGAGCATTTCGTGTTCCGACAGAAGGATATCGCCGGCTGGGCGGGCGCGTATCATCACGAGCGTCCGGGCGGGGTGCGCGCGGCGACGCCGACCGGATGGGTGCCGGGGATGAAACCCGTTCGCCTGATGGAAATCGGTTTTGCGGCGGTCGACAAGGGCGGCAATGCGCCGAACCTGTTCTACGATCCCAAGAGCAGCGAGAGCGCGCTGCCACCCTATTCGAGCGGGGCGCGGGACGAAGTGTTCCAGCGGAGGGCATTGGCGGCGGTGTTGCCGCACTGGGAGACGAGCCCGCTGGTTGAAGCGGCTTATCTCTGGGCGTGGGACGGGCGGCCCTTTCCGGCCTGGCCGCTGAAGGAGGAGGTCTGGAGCGATGGCGGCAATTGGGCGCGCGGGCACTGGCTGAATGGGCGGTCGGGCCTTGCGCCGTTGGCCGATGTGGTGGCGGATATCTGCGCCCGGGGCGGCGTGGCGGCGGTCGATGTGTCCGGGCTCGATGGTATTGTCGAAGGCTATGGGCTGGACGGGGTGCATTCGGTGCGGGCGGCGCTGGAGCCGCTCAGGGCAGCGTATGGCTTCGAGTGCGTGGAGCGCGGCGGGGCGCTGGTGTTTCGCATGGCGGGCGAGGGCGGCGTGCTGGATGTGGCGTCCGGCGCGCTGGTCGAAGGCGGACTGAAGAAGACCCGCGCCCTGCTCGACAAGGCACCGGCGCGGCTCAGGTTGACCCATGTTGATCTTGAGGCGGACTATCAGCCGGGCATGGCGGAGGCGCGAATTGACGGCGGTGATGCAAGGCTGGTGCAGGACGTGGCCCTGCCGCTGGCGCTTGGGGCGAGCCGGGCGGAGGCGGTGGCCGGGGCGCTGCTGGCATCGGCGGCGAGTGGAGAGACGGCGATGTGTGCGCTTTCACTGTCGGCGCTTGCATTGGAGCCGGGGGATGGGCTGCGCGTGGAGGACGGGCCGGTCTGGCGTGTCACGGATGTTGTCGACCGGGGCGGTGTGCGGGCGCTGACCTGCCGGGAGGAGGTTGCCGCGATGCCGCGCGTGCGGGCGGGCGAGGCGGGCAGCGCGCCGCCGGCTGCGCCTGTAT